GACCACCACTTCTTTCAAGTCTTGATAAACCAGCAAGTCTCTTACCAACTTCTTTTGAACCATAGGTTTTATTGCCGCTGGTGTGTCGGCTAGATGCAATATTATTTAATTGAGTTAATGATTTCTTAAGATAACTAACTCTAGTCTTACGATCTAATTCATCAATTTGTTCGACTTCTTCATTTTCTTCTTTTACCATACCAGTACGACGCTTTTCGCCTTCGATATATGAATGTAGGCTTTCAACTTCTGATTGAACTTTGCTGAGTTTGTTTTGATACCACTCTTCAATTTCACCGCCCATGTCGATAAATTCTAGGATTTCTTTTGCGGCATAGCCAATGAAGTGCAATTGAGTTTGAGCCATCTCTTTCTTTTCCATAGTATCATCTTGCTCAACAAGTTCGACTTCTTCCATTCTATATTTTGGATTATATTGTAATTCTCTTTCCATAGCCTTACGTGCTGGAGAATCGAATTCGTTTTTTATGCCTTTCTTCATTGCCTTGCGAGCAAGACCACGAACGTAGCGGTATCCTGCTGGTTGTTTTCCTGGTGCCATTTGTGGTTTCTCCTTAACTTCTCCACCAAGAACTGCCTCAGCTTCTTTCTTGGTCACTTCATCTAATTCAACTTCTTCTTTTTTAACAGAATATGATACTGTTTGTTGACCATTAGAATCAGTATATGTTTGTTTGTAAACTTTTCCGCCATGCTTTTCTACATGAGCAAAAGCATCTGATTTCTTATCAAATCTATTTGTAGGTGGCTTGATCATTGGAGATGCTTCTTCAATCTGCTCGACTTCTTCTTTTACAGGGTTCACTTTTTTCTTGAGAAGTTTTAATGCATCAGCTGCATTTTTTTTAGCAGTTACTGGAGTTGCTTTATTGCCTGTTGCAAGACCTTCTGCGCCACGGCTTGATGATCGTTGTGATTTGTCCATCTCATCTACCTGCTTAACTTCTTCTTTCTTCAATTCTGCAGTTGTTTTTGTTCGCAGTACTTTACGACCAGAACGCAATGGAGAATGTATTTGGTCGAATGGAACAAGACCTTTGATCGTTGCCTTAACACCAAGACCACGAACATAATTCTTTACCTTTTCTTTTGTTGCTGGATTGCCTTCTTGGATATTCTCTTCACCAAGACGACCAGCTCTTAATGTTCCACCGCTACGAATATGTTGAACGATTCCGCTTGCTGTGGTTAGATCGCCACCTGGACGCTGACCACCGAATGCTTTAGCAAGTGCAGCCATTTTACGAACACGCTCAGAGGAAGAAACGAGCTCTTTGTTCTTTGGCTTTGCTGCAGCAGCGGCAATAGCAGCTTCGCGTGCTTTCTTTTTATTGATCTCACCAACATCCATTTTGGCTTGGGCAGCAGATTTACCTTCTGCACCAGTTGGCATTTCCATACCATGCTTCTTGTACCACGCCTTTTGCGCAGTCATTGACATTTTGTGTAGTAGTGGCGGAACTTTTACAGTCATTTTTCTTCCTCAAACTCCTCGATTTTTAATACGAGGTCAGTTAATCCTCTTTTAATTCTATGGAACGTTTTGGCTGGGATAAAAAAGTGATCGCCTTTGTACAATTTTTCAGGCAATCCGTTTTCGTATTGTATCTCCCAACCAGAACCCTCTAAAACCTCAATATATCTACCCATTTCGTCACGATGCCATACCAATTCTTCGCTTAAAACGTCGTGTTTAAATGTACGCACGAACGTCCAAGTATTTAGTTTTTCGTCAATATATGGCTTATCTGCCATTCATTACCACCATGTCTTGCCTGAATTACTGAAGAAACGTGGCCAACGGCATGCCCAGTAGGATGCGCTGGTTTTGTCTTTATTAGTTAAGCAGCGATGGCGAGCAACAAATGATCTTGTTGCGCCTGGATCCATATATTTTTTCTTCATTCCAGATTGGCTGAAACGAACTTTACGAATAGATCCGCCATCACGAACGTATACTGCACCACCACCGCCTTCGCGCCATGGTTTGCCGATACCCTTACCATCAGTTGGATCAGATTCTTCCTTAACGCAATTAGGAACCATACGATCGCCCTTCTTCTTCATTCCAACTTGCTTATAACCATCCCAACAGGCTTCGTCTAGTTCGTCGAATGGATAATCAAGAATAACTTCCTGACCCTCAAACATGGCTTTCTCGCCGATGTTTGATTGTAGCATATCTTTTTCCCACTCGTCTTTTGGTTCATATTTGCCTTCAGAATAAAGGCGCTTGGCTTCGCCGATCATCTCAAAAAACATATTTGATCCTGGGCGGAATACGTTTTCGGTGAATGAGATTTTATTTTCAATATGGTATTGTACAGCTTCTTCTAATGAAGTTTCTTCTGTAATACCAAGTCTTGAAACAACAGGCATACCGTCAAGTGTAGTTCTGTATCCACGAGCTGGTGAATTTAAACCCTTTGCTCTGGTTTTCTTTGTATTTAAGGTTGGTGTTGCGTCGACTGTTGATGCGGCTTCTTTGATCTCTGATCGGAGTTCTCGGAACGTTCGAACATTTGTTCCACCCACATCGATATCTGGGCAACATTGTTCTGTCTCGACTGATTCGCTTTTTGCTGATCTTCCTGGTTGCTTACCTTTTCCCAAATCTTTTGGAGCATTATCAATATCCTGTTTCTGTCCTGGTGTCATAGCAATTGCATGTTTACGATATTCGTTTGTGCCAAACAATTGCATTTCAAATAATTCATTAATATCTGCTTCTTCACGCAAATCTTTATCAGCTGTGTGATAGGTCTTTCCCTTATTAATATAAGAATTTACACGAGCATGACCCCACTGTGATGGTGTGGTTCCTGGGCGATGACCAGAGTTCCATGCAGCAACACCGCGACGATATACTTTACGCAAAGTTGATACTGAAACACCTGATTTTTCTGCCTTGGCTGCCAATGATTTGTCAGCAGCGCCTTCTTCAATTTGTTCGTCCATCATTTTACGAACAGCAATTGTGTGTTTGCTTGGCTTCGTTTTTGACGTTACATCACCAGGAGCTGGTTCATATGCTCTTGGATCTTTATCTGACAATTTGCCCATCTTTTTCCAATGAGCCTTACGAGCAGCGGCAGTTGCGTCAGAAAGTTTACCAACATACTTCTTTGGTAGACCTGACTTGTGCTTTGCGACTGGTGCAAATGTTTTGGCTTCAGAAACAGATTGAATTTCTAATCCAGTATTAATAATTCTCTCTAATAGTTTTTCGATTTCAGAGGCAAAGAATACTTTCTCGAAATCTGATGATTCGTTTAGATTAATTGAATTATTAAACTTATATGACTCTAATGACTCGGCAAGTTTTTCAGCACGATACCATTTCTCTAGACGTTTGTTTTCTACTAATGGGTTATCGCGTAAAGAATTGCGTAAACGTGAAACCTTATTAGTTACATGCACGTACACAGAATCAAAGTCATATCCCTCAAGAAGAGTCTTAACTTCTTGAATCTTAGATTCATCTAATGCACCATTAATGACAATATTTTTCTTTTGCTCAATTAATTCTGATGCAGAGCCATTCAAAATATGTTCTACTTGCACTTCAGTCAAATCAAAGCGAGAGAAAATATTCTTGAGAACATAATCCTTTCCGCTGCCTGGACCGCCAAGTAAGAAAATACCAACTGGTGAAACTGATTCCATTTGCATACCTTTTTTTGCTGCATCGTGTATTTCTGCGCCCAATTTTGGATCGCTATATTTTGAAATAAATTCTTCTCTTTTTCCAGTAGTCACTAGTGCTCGATGTTTAGAGGCAGATTCACCCTCTTCTCCTTCTGCATCTGGATCACGATGACCTGCTGAAACAACGTTTACCTTTTTGATTCCAGGAAATTCTTTCTTTCTGTATTTAGAAAGTAATCCATGAAACTCTGAAACTCGATCTGAGCCAACAACCATCGTCACATCAGTGTGCCCTTGTTTTTCTAAATGCTTCATCGCATCTATTGCAGTCCGAACTCTACCGCTCGATACGATATTTGCAGTTGGGAACAATCTACGCATAAATCTGACTTTCTCGCTATGTTCCAATGGATTCTTTTTCGCATCCTGAGAATGTGAGGGAAAGATATAATGTTTAGCGCCAACCTTCTCGGCACGGTCTTGTACTTCTTTGACAAGTTTTCCGTGACCCTTTTCGGTTGGAACATTAAATCTTCCAAATGTGTAAACTGCTTTACTCATAATACACTCTTTTGCGCTTTTAATTCTGCTGATCGTTTGCGATTTGCTTCAGTAAATGCTCGAGGAACAAATTTCATTCCTCCTGAAACAAAACCCTCACCAGCCGCTTCTTGACCATCTATCTTGTGGGAATACCCACCATGTGCTGTTTTTGAGAGAGCATTTGCAACTGCTTGAGTTGCTTGGTTGATATGATGATGAATATCAAAAGTACGATCAAATTTTTCAAGATTATCATTAACATGATTAATTGCTGCTCTCATATCTTCAGTTTTGCGAGCCTTCGCTCTATCAGTCTTAACTTTGTCAATCTTCTTTTGATGATATTGTTGTAAGAACTTTGTATAACCTTTTGCGCTTGGCTTCTCGCCAGTATCAACAGTTGAGTTTGCATAACGCAATAGGGTTTCTTCATGACCTTTATGATGATCATGTGAGTGGTCTTTTGAGAGATTTTTCGCAGCAGCCATATGTTCGACTGCTTTTCGTTTAGTTGCAGGGCTGAGGGTTCGCTCTTTTTCAGAAACAAGATGACTCATCAAATGAACATCTGGATGCTCCTGAAGTTCCCCTTCGCCAATTGGAGTTGCACTTCCATCTTCTGCAATGCGAGAGTGAAGAACTATACTTAATGGAGCCTTTGCGAGTTTCTTACCTTCTGGAGATTTCTTATCCACAGAATAACGAATAGTATTTGGTTTGTGACCAATTTTACCATCTTCTTCTGTGCGATCTTCAAGAGCACTGAGATAACCACCTTGATATTCGCCTGGACCTTCTGGGAGCACCTTATGAATGTGCTTGTGGATGTTCATCAGTGGTCCAGCAATATATGGCTTTTCGCTGTGTTGCTTCTTAATATCTTCTGGAGAGAAGTTATATGTTGCTCCAGGACCTTTATACTTAACGCCAACCCTTCCTTCTGGCGTGCGAATAACCTGAAACGACATACGATCGTCAATTTTACGAGTCAGCGGAGCGCGACCGTTAATTACGCCTTGGATTTTGGAGAGAGTTGATCCAACTGCGCCTTTACGAGAAGCAAAAGCAGATTCAGAAGGATGGGGTAAATGTAATATTCCGCGAACAGGCTTTTTTGCCTCCATTAATAGCGGAATATAGTCTCGAAAACTAAACATACTCTCTCCACACTGTGGGATTATATTATATTTAGTTATTTTTATCAGTTAAGATATCGTGTATAATTTCGTCTATGGTCTGGTTAATAGTGTATTCTGACCGATATCCAAGCACCATTAACTTGGTGTTGTCCATAAAGAAAGACCGAGATGACTGAACTTTTTTGTGAAACTCTTTCTGTTCAATTGTACGGATCTCTGAAGCTGAGTCCATCGCGTCTCGAGCGTAGCGAATAACGTCTCGAAAGATTATTGGCTTCCCGTTTCCAATATTGTAGATAGAGTCCAATTCGCCCTTTCTGACGACCAGATCGATTGCTTTAGCGCAATCCCTAACATCAATATAGTCACGATAAAAATAACCAGAGTCGTAGAGTTCCACTGGACGGTTTGCTTTAAGTTCTCCCAAGAGATATTGGAGAGCGTTTTTCTTTGCAGATACCTTTTTATCTTCTTTGCCAAGTACATTTGCAAGCCTCAATATGCGATAATTTAATCCAAACGTCTCGCAGTAGGACATGAGCAACTGCTCGGCGCACCTTTTGGTGATCGAATAAAATCCTTTTGGATCGCAAGAATCATTTTCAGAGATTCCATAAGAACCAGCACCAAAACCAGAATCCTTTCCATAAACAAACCAAGAACTGATGAAATTGAAGGTTCCTTTCTCACCAGTTCGTTCAATGTACTTTCGATAACTATCCAGAACCCTCATCAAAACAACGAGATTAGTATTAATATCCAGTTGATTATCGAAGTGAACATTATAGTTATCAACGGTACTAATAAAGTAAACGCAATCTGCACTCTGTGCTTCGTAATTGTTTCGAGAATTTTTGATGACACTGTCTTTCGAGACTCGACAATACTCGCTTCCGACAAAACCGTTTCCTCCGAAGACATTTACGAAACCCATTTTTCCATTACACTCTCATAATAAGCAAAGACATCTTCGCCATAATGCGGTGGGCAACCGACGAAGAATACATTGCTCAATGCCTTATTAGCATTTGGATACTTCGAAGCATCGTCAAGATGCTTGTAACCAGGATGCAATAGAATATTTCCAGCAAAATAATTACGAGTCTGGATTCTATTTGCTTCACAGAAGGCTTGGAGTTTTTCCTTGAGTTCAGGCGTGTCAGTAATCAACGGAACACCGAACCAAGAAGGATCTGCCTCATCAAGAGCAGAGGCAACACGAACGCCAGGAACGTTACGATAAAAAATACTTTTGATGCGCTCGAAGTTTAAACGACGCTTAACATCAATCTCATCAATCTTCTTCAACTGCTCAATACCAATAGCACCTTGAAGATCAAGAGGTTTGAGATTGTATCCCATGTTCGAGAAGAGATACTTATGATCAATTATTCCATTATATCCTTCAAGCCATTTATCAAAGCGATTACCGCATGTTCCACAAGCCAATAGATTAGCAGCACCAACGCAGCGGCAATCACGACCCCACCAACTAATGCTGCGAGCAGTGTTGATGAGTTGCTCGTCGTTTGAGCAAACCATGCCGCCTTCGCCCGTCGAAATGTGGTGAGCAGGATAGAAAGATGTTGTCCACGCATAGTAATAATCCGTTAAAAGTTTACCATCCCAGCGAGTGCCAAGTGAATCGCAATTATCACCAATTAAACGAATACCATGCCGTTCGCACATATCCTTGATGCGATCCATATCTGGTGGATTACCAAGAACAGGTGAAACGAAAATAGCAACTGTCTTATCGGTGATCCACTTTTCAACGTGATCAAGATCAAAGTTGAGCGTCTTCATTTCAATATCAACAAAGACTGGAGCAAGTCCATTTTGAACCAACGGAGCAATCGTAGTTGGGAAGCCTACTGGTGAGACGATAACTTGATCACCATCTTTCCAACCCAAATGTTTCTTGAGCGCAGCAACCATAGTAAGGTTGGCTGACGAACCAGAGTTTACCATGTGGCAATGTTTTACATTGAACTTATGACCAAACGCCCATTGAAACTTGGCAACTTGCTCGCCAGAAACAAGCCATTTACCTGTTAGGAATGCAGTGACGCCAGCGATAACTTCCTTCTCATCCCAATATGGACCAGAATAGAATACGGTATCTTTTTCAGGATTGAATTGTTTGCAGTTATATGCATACTTCGGTGTGCCAACAGCGGCAACCAATTCTTCAATCATTTGTTTCACATCACTCATAGTGTTTCCTTAAATTGTGCAATACGTTTAGCCAAAGCGATTTTAACAGGTGACATTCTTTCATATGCAGGGATAACACAATTAGATCTACGAGCAACAGTCGCACTCGCAAATTCTTCTTGTGTATACCAATCACATTTCAAACTCATCATTTCAACAATGTCATAATTTGTGATTGCGCCGCAATTAACAAGATTAAATGGACCAATTGCCGATCTCTCCATTAAATCAACTGCAAATTCAACTGCTTCGTCTATATCACTGATAGAATTTGGACCGCCTTCCATTAGTTTACCTGATTTTGAGTAATTGCGCAACTTTTGCAAAAGATTTTTAGGATTGCTTGTGCCATCAAATGGTAATCTAACTCTGAAAAGTAAACATCTTTCTTCCATTAGCAAAAGATCTGACACACCTTTACTTACAGCATATGTGCTGCCGAAAAAATTTGGTTCAGAAAATTCTTCTCTAATATCGCCTTCGTAGATGCATCCACTAGAGAAATGAGCAAACTGAACGTCAGCCTTTTTGCATTTCTCCCATAACTTCAATGGGAAAATTGCATTTGCTTCCATTGTTTCTTTTTTCTTTTTCTCGCAAGCGTCGACGTTTGGAGCGCCAGTCACGCCAGCACAATTAACAACCCAATGATATGAATTGTTACTAATTGCTTCAGCAGCCTTATCATGTGGGCAGAATGTAACCACATGACCTTTTGCAACAAGTTGGTCGAACATTTTTCGACCAACCCAACCTCTACCGACGACTAATATATTCATGTTGTTGTAGTATTTTACTCAAATACTTCCCATAGTCAGATTTATGATATTTCTCTGCTGCAGCACGAACTTGATTCTCAGTAATCCAGGCATTCTTAAATGCAATTTCTTCTGGACACGCGATCATCATACCAGTTCTACGCTGAACAGAACCAACGAACACTGATGCTTCCGAGAGTGATTCAAATGTACCAGTATCAATCCATGCAATACCACGATTAAGGTATTCAACCTTCACATCATGATTTTTTAAATACAAATTATTAATATCTGTAATTTCCAACTCACCTCTTGCTGAGGGAGTAATCTGCCATGCATAGTCTATTACTTTATTGTCATAAAAGTAAAGTCCAGTGACTGCATAGTTGCTTGGAGGAAATTTAGGTTTCTCAATAATCCCTATAATATCTCCATCTTCATTCATATCAACGACACCAAATCTCTCTGGATCAGCAACGTGATATGCAAACAATGTGCATCCTGAGTTATTCCATGTTGCTGCATTAAAACGATTAATTAATTCGTTTCCATAAAAAATATTATCACCAAGAATGAGCGTCACATCATCTTTACCAATCCATTTCTCAGCAATACGAAAACATTCAGCAATTCCTTTTGGCTCTGATTGTACTGTGTATGAGATATTAATACCCCACTGAGAGCCATCACCACAAAGTCGTTTAAATGCATCCACATCATTCGGCGAATTTACAATTAAAATATCTCGAATTCCAGCCATCATTAATGTTGATAATGGATAATAAACTAACGGCTTATCATATACTGGTAGCAATTGTTTAGATGTCACTTCAGTGCATGGATACAGACGAGTACCAAGACCGCCTGATAAAATAATTCCCTTACGCATTGTACCACTCCACGGTTTTTCTTAAACCATCAAATATATTTGTTTTTGGTTTCCATCCAAGTTCATTGGTAATTTTACTTGAATCCATTGAATAACGCAAATCATGACCCTTACGATCTTCTACGAATTTAATCCAATCTTGGTACATGTTTATTTGTTTACCCATGATATCAAGAAGCATAGTCGCCATACTCACATTATTGCATTCAAATCCACCGCCAATATTATAACGCTCACCTGTTTTGAATTTTTCTTTAATTATCAATAGAGCATCGCAATGATCTTCGACAAATAGCCAATCACGAATGTTTTGTCCATTGCCATAAACTGGAATAGGTTTATTGTTCTGGATGTGGCGAATAATAGTCGGAATAAATTTCTCGCGATGTTGGCGAGGACCATAATTATTTGAGCAATTAGTAACAACTGCCTCGACGCCATGCGTGTTTACATATGAACGAACCAGATGATCACTGGCTGCTTTGGTTGCAGAGTATGGATTGCGGGGATTGTACGGAGTATTCTCAGTGAACGAAGGATCTTCTTCTTTTAAACTTCCATATACTTCGTCGGTGGAAACGTGGACTAATTTCCCGCCGTGTTTGCGAATACACTTGAGAACGTTGTGGGTTCCAGTAATATTTGTATCCAGGAAAATATCGTCGCCGCGAATGGAATTATCCACATGAGATTCAGCAGCAAAATGGAAAGTAATATGCGGTTCGTAATCATGATACAAACTCTCCAGATGTCCAAAATTGCGAATGTCGCAATGTTTGCGTTGAAGGTGATAATCACCCCAATATCCATCTAGATTTTGTTCATTCGCTGCATATGAAAGATTGTCAATAATAACAATTTTTTCATCAGGATATTTTTTAAGGTGAGAGATTACAAAATTAGAACCAATAAATCCCAAACCACCAGTCACAAATGTTGTCATAAACTGTTTTTATATACCTTCTTCAAAAACTTATGCCAAATTTTAGGATCTTGTTTACGGAAAGTTTGACGATACATAAAGATGGCTTCACATTCAGCCCAGCGTATCTTATGCGCCTTTCGTAATTTATTTATATCTAACTTTTCAGCCTGAGTTTCGTATGCGTGAGCATCAAGTTCATCAGGATTGCCATAATACAAAGCCTTGAGTTTGTTTTGTTTTGGCTTCGGCTTATAAGGTTTTTGCAGTAAAAATGGTCTCTGCTTCTGCTGATACTTATGGCGATACTCATGATGAATCGCGCGAATAATTTTAACAGCAAGATTACGAGCGCCCTTTTCAGTTATAATTGCTTTCTTAGAATCGCTAGGGAAGTTTAAGCAAATATAAATGTGCTCAGGAACCACATCTGAAATACGATTACAATAATGCGCATTAACTATGACGTTATGATCTTCTAGATATTCAGATTCGAATCTTTCTGATGAGAAACAAACAATATATGGATCGAATGCTTTATTCAGCTGACGAATTATAGAAGGAATATGCTTCTCTCCGACCCACTTTTCGGCAAGAGCATAGACTTTCTTTTCTATTTTCTTGAGTTGCATTACACCTTCAAATTCTTAAACTTATCGGTGCTTCGACCACGATCAAAGACAGGCTTTGATTCGTTTTCTTTCATCACAGCGTCTTGCGCTTTCTGCTCAAGATCATAAAGTTTCATTTTCGCTCGATCAATACCAATCGTGAATCTCTTGTGAAGATTCGGATCATTATAACGATTCTTCAACTGCTTCACGAGAATCTGATTTAACTGTTGCAACTCTTCAGTACTAACAAGAGCGAACATGAAATCAGCAGTGGCAGGTAGACCAAAACTCTCACTAGTGTCTTCGAGCCCAGGATCAGAGTTACTAAATCCCGAGCGAGTTGTTTGAGTAGCTGAGACAATAGGTACATTATTCTCTACCGCAAGACCACGCAACTCCTCTGCGATAGCCTTGATGTAAGTATAACTGTTAACATTCGCACCAGCCTTAATCCTTGCCGATGCACATATATTTAGATAGTCAACAAAGATAATATCTGGACGGAAGTTTTTCTTCAAAGCCAGATCATTAATCAGCGCACGGAAGTGGGCTGGATTGGCTGACGCAGTTGGATATTCCTTAATGATCAACTTGCCCTTGACCGAACCTTTTAATTTGGTCATACGTTTCTCATACATGTCTTTCGGCATGTTCATAAGATCTTCAAGAGTTACGTTAAGAAGATTCGCGTCAATACGTTCAGCGATCTTCTCTTCAGCCATTTCAAGAGTTATGTAAAGAACGTTGTAGTTCTGAACCAAGCAACTAGCAGCCACATGGCACATAAACAGAGACTTGCCGACGCCAGTACCTGCAAGAGCAATGTTAAGGGTCTTTTGCGGCAATCCTCCTTTAGTGATCTTGTTGAAATACTCAAGATCGAAGGGGATTCTTTTTTCGATACGATGATAGAAATCATACCGATCAGCGTAACTATCCAAAAAGTCGTGACCAATATGAGGATCGAAACTAACCCCCAGAGCATCAGACAAAAGAGTAGGAATGCTTCCTTTGCCCCTCGCTTGATCTTTGCCATCGAGTATCTGAATTGAGTCCATGATAGCATTATAGATTGCTTTTTCTTGACAAAACTTTTCTGCAGTGTCAAGAAGCCACTCGAGTTTTTGTTCTGACTTGTCACTTGCTACTTCCTTGAGGAGTTCGAGTGACTTATTTAACTCAACTTCAGTAAGTTTGGTGGATTCCTTTAAAGAAATTTCTAGTGCTGCTGTGGGAGGCAGACTGTTATACTTTAGAATGAACTCTTTTATTTCCTCGAATAGTTTTCTTTCGTGGCTTTCGGTCAGGTACTCTTTCTTCAAGAATGGAAGCGTCTTCCTCATAAAGGCTTCGTTCTTCATCAGATTGGACAAGATCAGTGTTTCTGTTTTCATTGTCTTCCTTCACAGCATTGTCAATGGCACTCATAAGTATACTACGCATCACGTTAGAAGTAAATCGCTGAAACGATTTGCTCTTGACGTTTTTGTTGTTTACATTTGAGATAATATCATAATCAAAGGTCATCAAATTATCATCACCAACTTTAACATCAGTGAATTCTACAATAACACCTTCATATTTGCCCAAAAGTTTAACAGCAAAACTTCCTGGTGGACCATTAAGGTCCACGAAGAAGGTGTATTGTTTGTCGATTTTGAAGAATTTCTTGACGTACCAGAATTCAAGTTTAGCAATTAAATTTTCAAGCATCGCCATCCTCGCTCATGGTTTCGCTAATTGAGCCGAATGAATAATTCTCACGAACCCAATCTTTAAATGATTCATGGGTCAATACAGGATCCCAGAATTCAGCAGTGTCTGTATCAGCAAGACGCCACTTCTTGGCTTCAACTTCACCAGTCTGGGTATTGACGCGAGAGTACCAACCATTAGAAGGCTTGGTGACATGACCAGACTCAAGTGCCATATCTAGCAAGCCACTGTACTTAGAAACGCCGCCATCGAAACGAACTGTAACAGGGATCTTTGACTTCTCGCGAACATAACGCGATTTTTCTACATTGATGATATAACTATATCCAACAAGATCAGCGCCTTCTTTTTCTTGCTGACGACCTAGGATGTAGATGTTATCAGCAGAGTAATAGGAGCCTGTTCCGCCACCGACGATGGCTTTTGGAAACATACCAATTTCCATATATGTGTGATTTACCACAACCATCGGGATATCCTTCAGCGTTAGGTGAGGCGTCACCATACGGAACAGGGATTTTATTTGCTTCGCACGAGTCATGTCAGCGGCAGACTTCTGCTCAATCGCATCTTCAACTTCTTTCTTAGAAGCAAGATTGCCGATTGAATCAATCAGAATCATCACGCGATCACCACGCTCAATGTTAGTCAACTGATTCATAATGTCAAACTTTAATTGCTCAACATCAGTGATAGGAGTATGAACAACACGCTCCTTATCAATACCGAAGTTCTGGAAATAAGATTGCGGAGTACCAAACTCAGAATCATAGAAAAGAATCACAGCATCAGGATACTTATCCTGATATGCTTTTGCCATAATCAAACTGAAGGCAGTCTTGAAGTGTTTACTTGGACCAGCCCACATTGTAAGACCAGGAGTAAAACCACCATCAAGAGATCCCGATAACGCAACGTTGATCGCAGGGATCATAGTTTGGATCATGTCTTTTTCTTCAAAAAAGATTGAACGAGAAAGAATTGCGGTATCTTTAATTGTAGAATTTTTCTTGAGTTTATCTAAAAGGCTCATGTTTGTATTCTCCGTATTGAGATATATGTATTGTATACTATCTTATCCAAAAAAGCAATCCAGTGAATCTATTTTCTCTGATTGCCAATCGATAGAAGATAGAATTATATCAAGTGGCTCAAGAAATGATTTATCAAATTGCAAATCATAATCAATATATTGCTCAGCATCAAGTTGTTTTGGGATGCCAGATAAAAAGGCAAGAGTATTATTATTGAAAATATTTGGCTGTTTCAGATAAATGAATTTTATCTTTTCGCCTTCTTTGATCAATTGATACTTCTTCGTGAGGTTCTTAGCAGCCAAGAAATGATTGTACACAAGAGCACCCTTCACATGGATAGGTGTTCCCTTTTTAAATATATTTGCTGCGTCAGAATATTCAGACAACCCATTTACAGATCTAGGAAAGGCAATGTCCTCAGGCGGAAGCGTTTTAAATTCATCGCGAAATCTATTGATGAATTTATGCAAATCATCCTGTTTGCCAGTCATAATGATATTGATTGCTTCTTTAATCTTTGCGCGGCAAGCAGATGGTGTTGAAGACTTGACTGCCTCAAGACCCATAATCTTGAGTTTAGGTTTCGCATACGCAACACCTTCGCTATCATGTACGTTGAGAATATATCGTTTCTTTGCAGTCCAGATTGCCTTATCAGCCAAAGACTCACGCTTCATTTCCATACGCTGCTGGAATGCATTGACATATTCTTTCAGTTCTTCATACGACGCATCAATGAACGGTTGAATCTTTTCCTCGCAAACCTTATCCATAAACTTGATCACCTTCTTGGCATCAGAAGTATCAGGATAAAGTTTTTTGATCAATGGACCCATGTTCAAATAGATTGAGTCAGTATCCGAAGCGATAACATAATCCTCGCCTTCGGTCTTGAGCAATTTGTTCATATATTCGTTGATTTTCTTTTCAATCCAACGAATAGACAACTGACCTGCTGTCGTAATGCCTTCGGCGATACGAATATCAAAGAAGCGGAAGTATTGATTACCCAGCGCACCGTAAGCGGAGTTTAGAGTAACTTTCTTTGCCAACTGCAGATTATTATATCGAGCAACTTGCTTCTCAAGGTAATGAACCTGATTCTTATCTTCAAGAACAGTTTCGATTTTCTTCTTTGCTTCAAGTGCCAATTTCTTATAGCGTGTACGATCTTTGTACATGCTATCCATAATCTCAGGCAGCACACCTTGCTCTTGAATACGGAACAACTGACCATTCGGCGTTACTGTAACGCCAAGATCTTTTAGGATTGCTGTATCTACTTCTTGATTGAGGAGAGTATCAACCTTTACATCACAGTTAGAAATAAAGCCACGCATGTTATCGTTATACTTCTCAGGTTCAACAATAGTTTCCATCGAAATATTATACTGCATGATCAAATGCGGATACAGACTGTTCAAGTCAAACGAAGCAACCCATTCATGCATACCAAGAATAGGATCCTTAACATACGCACCTTCGTACGCAGTTTTCTTATCACCTCGTTTCATTTGAGGGATAACAATCTTTTTGCGTAACAAGTAATTGTATACGATTGCATCCCACATACGGACTTGAGTGAACACATCATCGTAATTGACTTTGTTATCGTACGCAAGAGTCAAAGCCAACTCAATCAACTTCATCTTGTCTTCGAGTTTCTCAACAAGTTCTACGTCCTTGATGTTATACTCGATAAACTTTTGATAATCTTCTTTATAAAGTTGGTGTAGATTCTCGAACTCGGAATAGTCAATCTTCTTCTCGCCCAACTCAACATGAGCAATATTATCGAGACGATAAGACTCTTGCTGCGAATAAGTGAACTTGCGATAGAGTTGAATGTAGTCAAGAACAGATATTCCAGGCAAGTCATATACCTGAGTCGGACGATTCATAATATATGCTTCACGTTCGTCTAGTCTGTTCCAAGGAGACAACTTCTTGGCTTCATCGTCACCAAGAAGTTTCTTAATGCGATTAACAAGATATGGAATATCGAACTGCTCGACGTTCCAACCAGTGACTACATCTGGGTGCCATCGTGACCATAGGTCGAGGAATCTTCGTATGAGATCTGACTCATCTCGGCACTTTGCATAGTGCACGTCGTCACGATGCTTGACATAATCGCCACAACCAAACACAAAATAATTACCCTTGACTTTGATGCTGATTGCTGTGATTGCTTCATTTGCATCTCTTGGTTCAGGAAATCCATTTTCGGATCCAACTTCGATATCAAGATAGGCAATAAGTATTTTACTGACATCCCAAAGAATATCGTCAGGATACTCATCAGCAATATAAGCATACTCATAACGATTATTCCCAA